AGCACCTTTGCAAAGAAGAATCAAGGTGGTATAATAGATTCAACAAAGTACAAAATTTTATAGGAGTTACTATGGCTAGAAAAGAAGGGCTTAGACCAATTGGAGATTCAGTAAAAAAAATTATTGAAAGAATTAAAAAAGAACGAGAGGAAAGACAAAAAAAAGGTAAACCAATTAGAACACAGCCTAAATTACCTGGTCTTAAAAAAGGAGGAGACGTGCAAAAAATGATGAGTGGAGGTTTTGGTATTTTTTCAAAGAAAAAAGCTAAAGCTGATGAGCCTGATAAAAAAGAATCTAACGAAGCAAAGAAAAAGAAAAGATTAGAAGAACTTAAAAAAGAAATTGATGGAATGAAAAAAGGTGGTTTGAAATCACCAAAACCTGGAACTTATGAATATTATCTTTTAAATAGACCTAAGCATTCTCCTGCACCAATTAAACCACAGAAAATGGACAAAGGAGGAAGAGTGAAAAAACCAATCAAAGTTAAAAAAATTGCAATTGGTATTGGGAAAGCAAAAGATTATCCTGGTATTAAAAAAATAATTGAAATGAATAAAAAAGGTAAAAAAAGATTTGCTGAAGGTGGTATGATACCTAAAACACCTAAACAAAAAAAATTCGCAGCATTAGCTGAGCCTAGGGATAAAATTACCTATGCAGATAAAATTGCAGGTGCTACGGGTAAATCCAAAAAAATGAAACAAGGTGGTATGGCCAGAGGTGGCGGTGCTGCAATTCGAGGTAATAACTTTAAAGGAGTATACTAATGGATAAAATAAAACCTAAAAAGAAAATGGCTATGGGCAAAATGATGAAAGGTGGCGTAGCTAAGAAAAAAATGATGGGCGGTGGTATGTCTAAAAAAAGCATGTACATGAAAGGTGGCATGGCTAAAAAGAAAATGAAAAAATAGGAATATGTTAGAATGGCTACATCAGGAACTACAGCATTCGATTTATCGATTGATGATATCGTAGAAGAAGCATACGAAAGATGTGGCCTTTCAACAAATTCAGGTTATGATTTAAAAAAAGCAAGACGTGGTTTAAATGTTTTGTTTTCAGAATGGGGAAACAGAGGTGTTCATCTCTGGAAAGTTGAAAAACAAGTTCAAGCGCTAACTGCTGGTACAGCAACTTATACTACACCAACTTCAACTAATGATGTGTTAGAAGCGTATGTTTCTACAGCTTCTGCTCCTGGAACCAACGTTACTGATCTTACTTTATCTAAAATAGATAGATCTACATACGCAGCTTTACCAAATAAAGGTGCTCAAGGTCAGCCATCACAATATTATGTAGACAGACAAACAACTCCTACAATAACATTATATTTAACTCCTGATGCATCCACTTATACTCATCTTTGTTATTACACACTTAATAGAATTGAAGATGCAGGAGCATACACTAATAATCCTGACATACCTTTTAGATTTTTACCTTGTATGATTTCTGGATTAGCATTTTATTTATCTCTTAAATATGCACCTGAAAGAACTCAAGCATTGAAATTATATTACGAAGATGAATTAAAAAGAGCACTTGATGAAGATGGTCAAAGAACTTCTGTGTTTATATCACCAGCTAATTATTATCCAACGAGGAACTAATGGGAAGATTTGCAAAAGGTAAAAATTCACAAGCTATATCAGATCGATCAGGTCAGGCTTTTCCTTATTCTGAAATGGTAAAAGAATGGAATGGTTCTATTGTGCATATTTCAGAATTTGAACCTAAACACCCACAACTTACACCCAAAGTATATGGTTCCGATCCACAAGCTTTATTAGATGCAAGACCTCAACATCCTGATACAACATCTAGTTTTACTTTATACATAAATAACAACCCTGATAATTTACCACAATTTAACAGCTTCAGCATGCTACCCTCTTCAAGTGATAATATTATTGGAACTCCATTAACAAGTTTTTCTGCAGAAACTACAATTGGAAGCGTAACAGTGAGTATTACATAATGGCTATAACTTATTCAGATTTTAAAACACAGATTAGAGCTTACACAGAAGTAGACAGTAATGTTTTAAGTGATACTCTTATTGATCAATTTATTAGAAACACAGAATTAGATATTGCTGGCAAAGTAGATTATGATGATATTAGAAAATATGCTACATCTTCATTTACAGCAAACAAGAGATATTTAGTAACACCTGCTGAATTTCTTATAATTCGTTCTCTTCAAGTTTTTGCTGATACCACTAACACCTCAGCACGGACTTTTATGGAAAAGAGAGATACCAGTTTTATTACAGAGTTTAATGGCTCAGGAGCTACAGGACAGCCTAAATACTATGCAAATTGGGATGATAATACTATTGTAGTGGCTCCAACACCAGACATAAACTATGCGGTTCAATTGAATTATATTATTGACCCCCCTCATTTTACATCAACAAATACAACGTATCTTTCAACCTATCAAGAATCTATGCTTCTTCATGGGGTGCTTGTTGAAGCTTTTTCTTTCTTGAAGGGGCCAATGGATATGTACAATCTGTATAAAAACATGTATAATGAAGAAATAAACTCTTTTGTTCTTCAACAAACAGGTAGAAGAAGAAGAGCTGAATATGATGATGGTGTTCCAAGAATAAAAATAGCGTCACCATCACCTTAATATAGGAGCAAAAAATTATGGCAATAACAACTAACGCAATAGCAAATTCTTTTAAAAAGGAATTGTTAGAAGCAAAACACAACTTTACACAAACATCAGGAGATCAATTTAAACTTGCTCTCTACACTAACTCAGCAACTTTAGGTAAATCTACAACTTCATTCACTACTGATCATCAAGTAGCAAATACAGGTCAGTATGTAAGTGGTGGAGGAAAATTAGCTAAAGGATCACAACAAACATCAGTAGCATCAAGTGTTGCTATTGTTGATTTTGCTGATAGATCTTTTACAGGAGTTACTTTGACTGCTAGAGGTGCATTAATTTACAATACATCGAATTCTAATACAGCAGTTGCAGTTTTAGATTTTGGAGGGGACAAAACAGCTACAGCTGGAACTTTTACAATTCAGTTTCCTGCATTCACTACAAGTGCTGCTATACTTAGAATAAGTTAGGAGATTAAATGGCGTTTGTGATAAACGATAGGGTAAAGGAAACTACTACCACTACCGGTCAAGGAACTTTGAATCTTGACGGAGCATCTCAAGATTTTATTTCTTTTGTTGCAGGAGTAGGAACCACTAATTCAACATTTTACGCTATTGTTAATACAGGAACAGGAGAATTTGAAGTAGGTATTGGTACAGTAACTGATGCCACTCCTGATACACTTTCAAGAGACACTGTGTTATCAAACTCAGCAGGTAATACTTCAAAAATAGATTTTGCTGCAGGAACAAAAGATGTATTTTGTACTGTACCAGCAAATAGAACGCCTTCGCCTGGAATGGCTGCACAAGATTTTGTAATGAATCAAGCATCAACTATTTCACAAGATCAAACTTTTGATTCAGGAGTTTTAGCAGGACCTGTAACAATTACAGGAACACAAACAATAACAGGGACATTGGTAATAGTATAATGAGTAAAATAGAAGTAAACACAGTCGAACCACAATCCGGAACTACCTTAACACTAGGTGCTTCTGGTGATACGGTAACTCTTGGCTCTGGTGCTAGTCAGTCAGGATTTGGTAGAACGGGAACTGTAAATTGGCAAACAGGTAGTGTTAAAACAGCAACTTTTACAGCTGCGAATGGTGAGGGTTATTTTGTTAATACAGCAGGTGGAGCTGTTACTATGAACTTACCTTCATCTCCTAGTGCAGGGAATATTGTTGCTGTAAAAGATTATAATGGTAGTTTTGCTACAAATAATTTAACTCTTGGTAGAGGTGGCTCTAAAATCAATGGTGCATCTGATGCGGATGTTACTATTGATACAGCTGGCGCTTCTATCGTTTTAGTTTATGTAGATGGTACTCAAGGATGGGTAGCAACACAAGATGATGAATCAATTTTTTCAGGTGAAACTTTTTTGGTAGCAACAGGAGGAACAATAACCACTTGTGGTAATTTTAAAATTCATAAATTTACAGGCCCAGGAACTTTTACAGTTTGTTCTGTGGGTAGTGCACCAAACAATGTGGTTGATTATTTAGTTGTAGCAGGTGGTGGTGGTGCTGCGTGGGCAGGCTCTGGCGCTGGCGGTGGTGGTGGAGCTGGTGGTTTTAGAGCATCATCTGGAACAGCATCTGGCTCTTACACAGCAGGTCCTGGTCCTTTAACAAGTCCAGTTTCAGCTCTCCCTGTTTCAGCTACAGGTTATCCAATAACAGTGGGTGGTGGAGGACCAGGTGGTCCAAGTTCAGCTCCTGGAAATGCAGGTGCTGGCAATAATTCAATTTTTTCGACAGTAACATCAGCAGGTGGTGGTTTTGGTGGTGGTGGAAATAGTCCGAATGCTGCTGGAGCTGGTGGATCTGGTGGTGGAGGTAGAACTAATCCATCTGGAACTTGTGGAGGTGCAGGAAATACTCCATCAGTTAGTCCCCCACAAGGAAATAATGGAGGTGGTGGCTATACTACAGATTCTAGTAGTAATTCTACTTACAGAGGTGGTGGAGGTGGAGGTGCAACAGCGGTTGGAACAACAGTTGCTACTCCCGTTCCTACAACCGGAGGTCCTGGAGGTGCTGGAGCTACAAGTTGTATAACAGCAAGTCCAGTTAATTATTCAGCTGGAGGAGGTGGTGGATCTGGAAAAGAACCAAGTGGTCAAAACGTAGCTGCTGGGTCCGCTGGTGGTCCTAGTGCTGCTGCAGGTGGTGCAAGAACTTCTGGTAACAACGCACCAGATAATCAAGGTGGTGGCGGTGGTGGTGGAGGCTACGATGGTGCTAATAATGGTGGAGGAAATGGTGGATCTGGTATAGTAGTAATAAGGTATAAATTTCAATAATTATGACAAGTACAATTAAAGTAAATACAATACAAAACACATGTGGAGCAGACATTATAAAAGAGTCTAGCAACACTATAACTATTGGTGCGAGTGGCGATACCGTTTCTCTTGCATCAGGTGCATCGCAAACAGGTTTTGGTAGAACAGGTACAGTAGACTGGCAAACAGGCAGTATTAAAACAGCTACATTCACAGCTGCAAACGGCGAAGGATATTTTGCAAACACATCAGGTGGTGCATTCACTATGAATTTACCAGCAGGCTCTGCTGGGGCTATAGTTTCAGTTGTAGATTATACAAATACTTTTTCATCAAATAGTTTAACAGTTTCACCAAATGGTTCAGAAAAAATAGGTGGTATCGCAGCAGATGCTATTTTAGGCACAGATGGTCAATCAGTAACTTTTGTTTATGTGGATAGTACAGAGGGTTGGAAAAATATTCAAGATTCAACAAGTAATGTTATAGGTAATGAATTTATAGTAGCTACAGGAGGAACAATAACAACTTCAGGTAATTGTAAAATTCACACATTTACAGGTCCTGGTACTTTTACCGTTTCACAAGTTCATCCTTGTGCTGCTAATAATCAAGTTTCTTATATGGTAGTAGCAGGTGGAGGTGGTGGCGGAGGTCGTCACGGTGGAGGTGGCGGTGCTGGTGGATTTAGAGAAGATAAATCTCCAGTAACTCCTTACACAGCTTCACCTTTAGATGGAGCAGGAAATATTTCAGTTACAGCAACAGCTTTTCCAATAACAGTTGGTGCCGGAGGTTCAGCTGGTATAGGAACTTCTAGTCCTGCATCACCTCCATCTGGAACTGCTGGTACAAATGGTGTGAATTCAATTTTTAGTACAATCACTTCAGCAGGTGGTGGTGCTGGTCATACTTATAATGTTAATGCTGGTGCAGCAGGGGGTTCAGGTGGTGCTGGTGGTCATCCACAAGCTTGTTTTATGCCAGGAGGTGCAGGAAATACCCCTCCAGTAAGTCCACCTCAAGGAAATGCAGGTGGTGCTGGTGGTCAAACTTCTGGTCCAGCAGGACCACACGGTGGTGGCGGTGGTGGAGCTACGGCTGCAGGGGCTACTGGAGCTTGTGCAGGTGCACCAGGTGGAGCAGGAGCAACAACAGAAATTAATGGTTCATCTACAGCTTTTAGTGGAGGTGGTGGAGGTGGAAAATATTCTAATCCAGGCTCTTCTCCAGGATCAGGAGGTGCTGGCGGTGGTGGAGCAGGTGGTGGAGGACCAGATAGTTCACCTGTAGCAGCGACAGCAGGCACAGCTAACACAGGCGGTGGCGGTGGCGGTTTTGGTGGAAGAAATCCAGGCGATGTTAATTGTATAGGTGCAAACGGTGGTTCAGGTGTGGTAATAATAAGGTATAAGTTTCAATAGGTAAATTATGAGTGAAGTAAAAGTAAATAAAATTAGTCCAAGAACAAATT